TGGTGGAATCAAACTGGTAGATGCTGAGATCCACCAGGCGGCCATCGCTGATGGCAGCCAAGAACGCATCCAACACCAGGCCGGTGGCTGCAGCGGTAACGGAGACTGACTGCTCAGTACCACTGCTACCGGCGGTGATGCCATCAGCGATGAACGGCACGTAGTTCCAGCTGGCGCTCGACCATGTGACGCTGGTGTTGGCGTAGTAGCTCTGCCACCGCTGATAGGTGGTACCACCGGCGTCATAGATGCGGAGGTATTGGCTTTGCGCTCTCATCAGGCCATGCCCAGCGCGATGCGTGCAGATGGCGTGCGCAACCGGCCGATCACGCCTTCAGCGGTCAGCCGCATGGCGCGCTCCATGTCGGTCACCGTGACGTAGCGCTGGCCGTCAAACTCCATCACCGGGCCGGTAGTTACGTTGATCGTAGTGCTACCACCCGTCGATCCGGTAGGTGTCGCTGCAACTGCGGACGCCCCGCGCACTCCAGACAGGTAATTTGACACAAATCCTGCTGCCTTGGATTCAGGCACGATATATTCGGATTCGCCAGCTTCACCGATAAGGCCAAGTGTCGGGCGGCTTACGAAGCCACCTTGGGCAAAGCGCTTGACCGGGGCCTTTCCTCTGACTGTCGATGTTGTAGCTTGCCCTCTTAAATTGTTCAGTCGTTGTTGGGCATCAGCTGCTTCCCTGATTTTGGCGGCAGCCACTTCAGCGTTGGTAGCTATCCTGATGAAATTGCCCGCAGACTTGTCGCTATTGATGGCAATACTACTCGTAGCCTGAGCCATAAACTGCGATGACGAATAAGCGTTCGCCAGGCTTTGAGACACCGCTAGCGCAGAGGCTTGCGTTAAGCCAATCTGATCGCTGATTAGCTTCTGCTCTAGCGCGGTTTGAGCAGTAAGGATCTTTGCATTGTATTGCGCCTCTGCTGTGATTGCCTGATACCTGACTAGCTCTTTATTCGCCGCAACTTGAGCGGCAGTAGAGTTTATGACCGCATTTTGCGCTTGCAGTGCTTCCCCTAGCTTCTGGCGTTTTGCGGTCTCTTCCTCGACGTTCTTTGCTTTCAGGATCTGAAGGAATCCTTCTGCGCGGATCTCATCGTATTTAAGCCTAGCAGATTGAAGCTGCAGCTCGCCTTTAATCTTCTCCAGTCGAATGTTGTCTAGTGCTTGGCGGTACTCGATAACCGCAGCCTGCGCCTGTTGCCTGAATATCGCAACTGCAATATTGAATCGTTGCTGCGCAGTTCTGGCAAACTGGTACTCACGCTCCAGTTGAACCCCTCTGAGATCATTGATGGCCTTTTCTGCCGTAAATCTTGCCGATGTAACGCTGGCGCCCCTTTCAAGAGATGCAATCTGCGCATCAAGCGAAGTCTGCTGAGCACGCAGATTATTCAGCACGCTATTGGTAGCTGCAATCAGTCCTTTATTCTTTTCGGCTGCTGCCTCGATCTTGGGAGGGATCTGATCTAAACCTTGAAGTTGTTTCTTGATTTCGGCATTTATTCTTGCAGTCTCATCCGCAATTCCGCCTTGCTTTCCTTTGGCCTTTTCCGCCTTAATGCCAGCGTCACCCATTGCATTTCCAAGAGTCACAGCAGCGGCCGTAGCAGCACCAAGCGCTAATGCTGTAGTCGCTAAGCTCGCTGGGTTCATAACTCCTTGAAGAAACGCTGCTGCAACGCCTGCTGCTTTTTTAGCAGCCGCAAGCAATCCGGTAGCCACTGCCCACGCTTTGGTAGCAATGGCCGACGCGTTTAGCACCGCAACAAACGTACCAAGAAATACGGCTGTTTTAGCCAAACCTTTGATGTTCCTACGCACCAAGTCAACGGCGTCAGCGAGAACCTTGAACGGCGCAATGATTGCAGGAGTGATGGGCTTGAATGATACAATTAGATTCTTGAATGCCGAGTCAACTTCTTTTAATGCTCCTTGCAAAGTATCACCCATATCCTTAAAAGCCTTGTCCGCCACGCCTGTAGCGTTCTTTTGGTTTTCTAGGTTTTTATTAAACTTTTCCATGTTGCCGCTAACTAAAGGCAGCACCGCCTTTAGGGCATCAACGGAGCCAAATAGCTGCGTCAACTTAGTAGTGCTGCCGCCCGTTGCTTGCGCTACATCAGCTAATAGCCCGCCAAATCCTTTGGTGCGCAATCCTGTTTCATTAAACTCAATGCCTAACTCTTTGGCTAGGGATTGCGCTTCCGCTGTTGGCTTTAGTATCGCGACTAACGCCTGATTTAATCCAGTAAATGTTGCTTCAACTGGCACGCCTTGCGCCGTAATAGTGCCAATTGCAGCGTTCAGTTCATCAATGCCAACGCCAGCAGCATTTGCGGTTGGGGCCAAAAGTCCGATTTGAGTGGCGTATTCAGCCAATATAATTTTGCCATCATTTTGCGTTTGAATAAATCCATCCACCAAATTTCCGGCTTGAGCGGCAGCCATTCCATAGGCGTTTAACACGCTAGTAACAGCATTGCCAACTGTATTTAAGTCGCTCATGCCACCCACAGCACCCTTGGTGGACGCCTGTAGGATTACGGCCTGGTCGGATACACTCATAAAGCCGGCCGACGCAACATCGTATGCTGCGGCTGTTAACTCAACAGCAGAGGCTTGTCCTTTCAGTTCATTTGATAGGTTCATGAACCGAGCAGAAGCTGTATCAGCATTAACACCTAGCGATTTAAGCGCACCTTCCGCTTTTGATTGCTGAACTAATGCATCAAATGATTGTTGCAGGGTGAAGGCTGCGCCAGTTACCGCTGCAAGTTGACCTACTACTGAAGATGCTGCACTTTTAAGGTTTTCAAATATGCCCTTAGTCTTCTTAGGGATCCGGTCAAACGAACCATTTAACTTTTCTACCTCATTTTGAATCGCCTGAAGCAGTGACTGCGCCTGCTTGCCATCAATGTTGATGGCGACATTGGCAACTACAGACATGGCCGACGACCTCGCATGAAGCCAGTCTACCTGCGGCGACTCTTTCTAGCCGCTTCCTCTTGCTCTTGCGTTTCGATCTCAAATAGGGCTGCCCAGATCTGCAGCTCTTCCTTCGTAATGCGCTGGCTTAATTCGCTGAGTGTATAGCCCAGCTCACGAGCCAGGCGAAGCATGAGCCTTAGATACAAGTCACGCTTTAACTCAGCGGCTACTTTCCCGCTTCTGCCTCGGTTACATCGTTCTTGTCTGTGATGACAGCCAGCATCATGATCTGCAAGTCTTCATCACGCACCTCATTCTTCAGTTCAGCGATTTCGCCGGGTCTGAACAACGGCTGACCGGCATCGTCTTTTGCCTTCTGAATCAGCAGCTGCAGCGCAAAGGCAATCGCCTCGTCACTTCCGGCGTCCTTCTGCGCCTTCTCCCTCTCGGCCATCGTAAGAGGAGTGCAGTAAAACTCAAGCTCACTGCCATCACTCAGCGTGACGACTTTCTTGATGGGAACCAGGTGAGCAGCTTTCTTGAGCCGATCAAGTGCGCGAGCCATGTGATTACGCTATACGATTGGATTGTAGGCATGGAAAAGCCCCGGTACAAGACCAGGGCTTCTGTGTCTGCGTGATCAGCTCTTGACCAGGTCAAACGTAGGCGCGTCGCTCGGGCGGAACGACACCTCAATCGATTGACCATCATCAGGGTTGACCGTGAAGTTGGCAGCCGTCAGGATGACGGGCACCGTGATCGAACGGCTGAGCGTATCGCTGACGCTACCGCCGCTCACCACGCGATCAATGTAGAGCTTCATCGTGGCGCCCTCCTGCTCCCGCTGAAGCACATCAGCAACCAAGCGGCTGCCGATGCTGGTGTCTTCGCTGGTGGTGTAGACGGTAGCCGAGCCTGAACCATCAGCAAAACCGCTGATATACCGGCGGAATGGCACGGTCTGACCAGCGGCCTGGCCGATGGTGGTGACGTCGATCTCTTCGCGGGTCACTTCAAACGACCACTCGCGCACCTCAGCTACTGCCACGAAGCTGTCGTATGCCACCTGAAAGATGTTCGGCGTTACAGCCGTGCCATCATCGGTGATCGCCACGGTAGAGCCACCAAGCGTGGCAGACACCTGCATGGCACCAGTGCTGGCGGTGTAGCTGATGACGTAGTAGGTAGTAGCAGCAGAGATGCCGCCAGGCAGGGTGCCAGAGCCCGCAGCGCCAGTGTTGACGTTGATCACGCTGAACTGCACCGGGTCGCCAACCTTGAAGCCAAGGAACGGCAGGACGGTGATCACGTCAGTGGTGGCATTAACGCCAGATTCGGCAAACGTGGCAATAGTGCCAGCTGGCTTGTAATAGAGCGCCCCGGCTGTGCCGGACAGAACGGTGGCAGACATCAGTCAGCGGAAGAACTGCTGTCAGTCTACATACGCCTCAAACGTGATCGTAAGTTGCGTTTGGTAGTACGCTGCAGGCGCTGGTGGTGTGATCTGCGCCGGTCCTGATGCTGCGTCGAAGTGAATATCGCTGACCACTTGCCGGTCAAATAGATCCTTGATGCGCTCGGCAATGGTGAAGTTCGCCGCAGTGCCAGCACCTAGCGGCGTAAACACATTGACCGTCAGCACGCCATTTTGCCGGTTGAAGCCAGTAGACGGCGCTAGCAGGGTGGCATAGGCGTTGTCGCCAAACCGAATGAACGCCTGCAGCCATGGTGTGTTGTTCGGCGGCGTGAATGGTACGTTCTGATAGCTGACCGGGTATACCGGTGCGGTCGCCATCTGCGTAGCAATGCGGCCTTCAATGGCAGCGCGGATGTCGTTATAGGTAGCAGTCATTGCCTGTTACGGGTGTAGGTTCTGCCAATGCCTGCGGCAGCTTTTATTATTCTGCCTTGCACATCCTTAGCGATACCTTGCACCCAGCCAGGTTCGGCTTGCTTGCTGCGATACTGACCACCCCATGACGGAGGGTAGCTGCCGCCTGCTAGCGGCTCCGCATATGGCAGGTTGTTGTGAACTGAATAGATGTTGCCTAGCTTTTCCTGCCCAGCTTGATAGTTATATGCTCGCATTGGTGGAATGCCTGAGTAATTGCCAGGTGGCGGCGGAGTGCTGCCTGCTGCATTCTCTCCCACCTGCCAACCAAAGCGAAACCTACCAGTGTCTACGGGGCTTTTGCTTTTGACCAATCTATCGGTTTCAAGCACCGCAGCACGCAGCAATGCTTCTAGCCGGTTTTGAACATAATCACCAATTTGATCTACCCGAATTTTTGCCATTAGTCCCTCAGGATCAGCTCATAGGTGATGGCCGTGTTGTCCTGTTCGATGGTGCGTACCTCGATTATCTGCAGGCTGCGATTGCTGATGATGACGCGATCGGCGGTTGTAGGCACTGCTGCCGTGTCTGCTGCGGCAATGATCAACCGCTTATCGCCAGCTTCGATCAGGTCATTTACCTCACGCAGCGCTACGTCCTCCAACACGCCGCGCACTGTGGTGTCCGTTGTTGTCTCAGCGGCAGTGCCGGTAGTTGTGTTGTACGCACCAAGGGTTACGCTGCGGATCGTTGCTACACCGCCGAACTTTGCCATCAGCTTGCTGGCGACCTTCCGTAGCGGACTAGCAAGTGCCATCAGAGCTTGTAGGCGACGCAGTGGCCGTTCTGCAACTTGATGCTGGTAAACACACCGTATAGCGTGGTTGCAGCGTCAAACGTCTGGCCGGACAGTGTACTGCCGTCGTAGTTCTGAGCTGCGATCGCATCGATATGAGTATTGGTTGTAAAGTGAATCGCGCCCCAGCGGCCTGTTCGTGTCGTGGTGTCACCGATAAAGGTTGCACCGATTGAATAATCAATGCCAAAGAAGTTAGGCTCGCTCATGGCTAGATCCTGTAGGCGACGACTTTGCCGCTCGCCAGGGTGACGCTAGTAAACACGCCGTCGATGAAATCGCCAGCCATCAGTGGCACCGATGTAAACGCATTGCCAGTTGCGTTCTGGACCGTGGCAGTGCTGATCACGGCATCAGCAACGGCGTAGAGCCTGTAAAACCTACCGGCATGGGCTGCCGTGTCGCTGATGTACTCAAAGCCAATGTTGTAGTCGTCCATGATCAGCTTCGGCGGATTGAAACGTTGCCTGGTCCGCTGATTCTAAGCCCTGTCAGGTATCGCTCCATGATCGGCGGCACCTTGTCAGCACCAACGGCGCCATAGCCAAGGTTGGGCGTCACATCAAGGCTGCCGATCTTGACATTCTTGTAGTCTTCCAGTCCGCTCAGGCCAATTCCATCTGGGTTGTTGTGCAGATACGTTGCCAGCACTACCTGCGCGTATTGAATCTGGGCCGGGATCTCAGTATCGGTGAAGTAGTCCGTCGTGATGCGGAACGGGAACCCTACCGCATAGGTATTGATGTAGGTATCAGGCTTGCGCACGCCGGTGCGCGGCCACTGCAGCGCCTGCGTATCAGTCGCGCGTGCGCCAAGGAACCGCTCGCGGTCTAGCCGTTGCGTCGCGGTAAAGAGTGCCCGGTTCTTCTGGTCAGTGGTAGCCGATGCCCATGCCGTGACATCAGCATCCTGCACGAATCCGTCAATGATCGCCTGCGCTGCCGCCAGCGTCAGGTAGCTGTTTGCGTCGGCCGCGCCTGGCGTGGCCACGATTGTGATTGCCATCGTCAGGCTCCGTTAGATCCAGTGTAGGAGTGGGCTCTGGCATAGAAAGAGAGGCCACCTCCGTAGAGGTAGCCTCGCGGTCACGCAGTCGCCGGAAAGCGAACAGCCCCATCAGACGCGCTTGAGCAGCACGGTCAGGATCACACCAGCCAAGGCGGTGGTGGTGCCTGTCACGTCCAGCGACAGCCGGTTGCCAACCTCAAGGGTGAGGTCAGCAGTGGTGGCAGTCAAGGCAGGAGTCTGCTCGGTGAGAGCAGTGCCTTTGAAGTTGATGGTGGCGCTCAGCAGGTCATCGCCAGCGGTGGCGGCTTCAGTGCCTTGGCAACGACGGACGGTGCCGGTTACGGCGCTGCCATCGCTACCAGCAGTGGCGTGAACTTCACGCACTGCCACCACTTCACACTTAACGGGAGCAGTCCAGAATTGCACGTCGGCAATCGAGGATGCCCCGTAAAAAGTGGCTTCAAGATACTGCTCGGTGGACAGTTCAAACTGGGAAGGTTGTGCCATGGTTAGTTACCTCAATCGAAGTTGGAGGTGTTGGTAGCACGCACGATCCCAAGGTTCTTGAGTTCGTACACCCTCGACCAGTTGCCAACCGTTGACAGTTGAGCGCGGGTCGGATTGGCGGTCGTGACGCCCCACTTGGCACCAACAGGGTGGTAGCAGTAGTGCAGGTCGATCGACATGGCATCGCTCTTGGCGAGGATGTCACGGTCGGTTTCGGTCTGCATTGCGAGCTGTTCGCCGGAGGCAACAGCACCCTGGGTGAAGAAATAAGTGGCGTACTCGGTCGAGCTGCCGCTGCCTTCTGTCTGCACATCGTCAGACACGATCACGCGCAGACCCATGTAGGTCGGCACGTTCACTTCGCCGCCAAATGCTGCAGCCATCGAGCCGCCCGATTGGGTGGAGGTGGTGCCGCGTGCTTCAGCAGTGCTGACGTAATCGATTGCACGGCGCTCAACCAGGTCGTAGTACACCTTGCTATGAAGGGCAACGGCTGCCAATTTGTCACCTTGATCACCCAGCAGGCTGCGGGCTTCGGCAACGTGACGGGGGCTCAGCGTGGTGGGGGTGTCACCAGACTCGCCGTCGATGCTCAGACCAAAGAAGGCAGCAGACGAGCTGGTGGTGCCGAGGGTGCCGAAGACACCAGCAAGGCAGGATAGCAGATCTTTCTGACGCTGGTTGGCAACGTAGTCAGCGATCTTGGCGCCGATGGCGGCCATGGGATCAGCACCAGCAGCCAGGGCTGCCAGGTCACGAGCCTCAAAGGCGCGGCCACGGTGCAGGATGACGCCAACTTGCTTGTCAGCAGTGATCTTGCCGGGGCTCAGTGAAGTGCTATCGGTCAGCACTTCAAAGTCGCCAGACAGGTTGGCTTTCCAGAAGGGGACGTTGATAAAGTCACCACCCTCAGTTGCATTCAGCTCCGCCAGGGGCTGCACCACGCCGCTAGCCAGGAAGGCATCACGCTGCGTGGTTTGCTCGATGACGTAAGGCGTAAAAACCTCTGGGATGATGATGTCAGAGCGAAGAGTCGCCATGATTCATCTCGGGGGAATGGTTTACGGTGTGGGCGCAGCCCCAGGCTCTGTGTGGCGCAGCCATCACGAGCAGACGCTCAAATACTAACGGTTAGCTGCAGCTTTCATCCGCTCATACAGGTCGCGGTCTGTACGGAATAGCCGCGACTGCTCAGTTAGGTTGAATGAATCACGGCTGAATGGGTTGGCCATGCCTGCCGGAATGCCGCCAGTGCTAGCCCCGGCTGATGGTGCGCCGCTGCCTTGTGGCTTGGGTTGCTTTTGCATCCATGCTGGCAGCGTCTTCGCCCACTCGCTGACGGGCGTGCGCTGGTAACCGTCAACTACTACCACAGTGCCATCAGCATCGCGTTCGATCTGATCGGCGCTCAGCTTGGTCTTTAGCACCATGTCGGGGTCATGCACGATGTCAGCCAGCGCCGTTACTGCTGGTGTGACGAGCTCCAGTTCGCGGACTCGCGCTTCAAGGGTTGCGATGCGCTGGTCCTTTTCCGTCGTCGCCTCACGGAACTGTTGCTCCAGAGCCTGTCGCGCTTCTTGGTATTTTCCTTGTGATTCAAGCTGCTGTTGCTCGTAATTGCGCTTGAACTCCAATAGCTCATTGACATCAACACCATCTGGCAGCGCTGGCGCTTTCTTGGCAGCGCGTAGCTCAGTGATCAGCTCTTTATTCTTGCGCTCAAGCGCTTCCACGCTGCGTTGCAATGCGTCGTTGTTGTCGCCCCCAACAGCCGCAGGCTCCTGGGTTTGTGTTTCATCAGACATGGATAAGCCGCAGGCTTAATTACGCTGCCATCGTAATGGCGCGTGATGATCGTGTCAAAGCGTGAATGGGACACCCCAATCCGTGAGCCATGGAATCTGCTGATTAAGCAGTGCCTTGATGCAGTAGATCGCCACGAGCATCTGTACCGCAGTAGCGGCAATGGCTGGCATGCGGCTAAAGCACAAGATCTGCGGTGGTACGTTGCCGAGCTAAAGGATTGGATTCACCATCAAGAAGCGGTTACCACTTCACCTTGTCCGCCCAATATGCCGGAGACATCTTGCCGCGAGCAATGTTGCTAGCGTGCCTTGCCTTGAATGATGCCCGCCTGGCTTTATCTGCTGCTGACTCATCTTTGCGTGGCGGGCTGCCGCTGACACCCTGCTGACCAAACCGGATCAGTTTGATGGTCTCGCCTTCCTTGGCCAGTACCGCATGTGATTTGGTCGGATGGCCTGGCGTCCGCTTGGGTTTGTTGTAACCCTCAAACTGCTCGCCGCGATAGGTGATCATCGCCGTGGTGCGGGCTTCAGCTCTGACCGCTTTTTAATGACCGCGTTGCCGGTTGACTCGGATTTGATCCGAACGATCGGATCATCCATGCTGCCGACGCGGGTGACGCTACCGCCGCCTTGCGTTGGTATGGTCGCGCGTTCGCCACCAATGCTGGTGATTACGCCAAACGTGCGCGTGCCTTGATAGCTCCAGCTAACCCGGTCGCCGCGTTTCATTTCTTCTTGCCCCCCTTCTTGGGCATGGGCTTTTGAGGTTTAGCTGGTCCGGTGTACTTAGGCATCACTTCTTACCTTTGGGTTTGCGGGCTTTACCGGCTTCAGATAGAGCAATGGCTATTGCCTGCTTGCGGCTTTTGACCTTTGGTCCCTTGCCGGGACCTGGCTTGCCGCTTTGCAGTGTCCCTTGCTTGAACTCGCCCATCACCTTGGCGACTTTCTTGTCCACCTTGGTCGGCTTCTTGACCATGCCGCCATTCCTCAATGCCTACCAGCAGGCTAGCGCCGTCTGCTGTTGCCCATCCTTTGTCGGTGTAGATCGCTGGCACCCATGCCTCGCCGGCCAATGCTTCAACAGGATCTGAGCTGACAGTAAACAGTCCCTCGTTGCGAAAGTGCCGCAGGTTAGGCAGGTCCATATCGTTTGCGGAGTTGATCTAAGGTTAACTCTGATCCATCATCGCGTACTAGCTTGGCGATGGCATCGCGTGGGCCGTATTTCTTGGCAAGCCGGTTGAAGTATGCAACCTTGCCAGGGCCAAGCGCATCAGCTTGTGCGCTGCGTGGCTGCTTGGATAGCCACTCGCCGTAGCTCTGGTTGATCGGCACCTGGCCATCCTTGCTGGCGCGGGTGGCTGTCGTTGACGGCGGCAGGATGTCTGGGTCGATGATTGGCACAGTGGTGCTGCGGCAGTTGAAGTGCTGCGGCGGCATCGGACCTTTGCCGTATTCAAACTCCCGCCCATCAAGCGCTGCGCACCTTGCACTGGTGCGGGTGTCCAGCGTGGCAACGTAGCGGTACTTCTTGGTGATGTCCTGGTTGGCCTCGTACACCTGCTGGCTGGCGGTGTTGGCCACCTGGTTAATGCTGGTGCGTATCAGGGCGATGACTTGATTGTCTGCTACTGCTGTTGCCTGCCCGCCTGCAGCGATGAGCTGCTTAACAGTCTTCGCTTCCTCGCCAAATTGCAGGCTGCCGATCAGCCGTTTGGCAATAGCAGGCGTTGGCTCACCAGTCAGTAGCCCCTGCCGTACCACCTGGCTGAACCGCTCGGCCTGATCGACGGCGATGCCACGGAACGCCTTGGTGACTACCTCGCCATTAGGTAGCGTGATCGTGGCGCCCTGCGCAGCGGTCAGATTGAATGTGGCCGGGGCGCCTTGCACTGCAGCGAATAGGTCATCACTCAGCGCCACTACGTTGAGCTGTGTCGGGTCGGTGGTGACAACCGACTGCGCAAACTGCGGGCTGATCTCCACGGTGTTGACCGCATCCCGTGCGCCAGCCGGTAGCGCTTTGCGAAGCTGATCGGTTACGAACTCGGATTGCAGCTGCGCGATGCCCTGCAGCTCAGTCGCTGTAATCTCCGTTGCATCACCCGCCCAGGTGCCGAGGCTGTCTTTTAACTGCGCAAGGATGGCCCGCAGCCTGGCTGCTTTTACAGGTGCGGCAAGTTCATCGATGGTCCGCAGTTGATTAACTGCATCAATGATGATGTCGTTGTAGGCGTTGATGATGCGCCGCGCAACGCTATTGCTGTACCTGTTCAGGTCGATGGCGTTACGGTATAGCGCTTCTGGTGTGCTCACTGTCCATCAGACGGTAGATCAAGTCCCGCATTGGATGTAGCATCCAGCTCTTCATCTACATCAAAGTTGTCACCCAGCACATCGCCTTCGGCCAGCTCACGCAGCAGGGTTTCCTGGCTGATGGTGCCAGCGGTGTAGAGCGATAGCAGCGCTGTGATGTCTTGCGGCTCAAGGCGTGCGCCGAGGAAGTCGCGGTTGACATAGCTGCTACCGGCAGCAGTTGCATTGCCGAGATATTGCGCGTGAAACTGCAGGCAGTTGTCAATCATGTCTTGCATATTCTGCGCTATCACCATCATGGTGCTATCGCCCTGGCTGCGATCAATGCGCTTTGCCTCAGCTGTCTCGGCGCTCAGCTTCTGACCTAGCACTGCGGACAGTCCTAGCTCATTGATCTGCAGCGCAAGCTGCTCAAGCCTGCGGAATTGCGCATCAAAGCTACGGCCGGCTGGCTCGATGTACTCGGCGCGGCCTTCGGCGGGGAATGCGATTGCTTCGCCGGGTCCGGCTGACACCTCCTCGGCTGCTGACGGGAACCCGTAGAACGCCAGCATCGGTACGGCTGAGATGTGCAGCTGGTTATCAAGGTCCGACTGCACCTGATAGGTCTTGAGGTTCAGCTCTGCAATGTCTTCCAGCGGCGGACGTGATTCCATGAACCCATGACGCTGCGCATAGGCAATGGTGAACGGGATCTGGCTAAGGCTCGTGCGGCCTTCATCAACGACTGTGAACTCACCGCTGTCGGCTTTGCGATGGATGCGGTACTCGCCAGGCGTCAGCACACGAACCTGCTCGACGGCCTTCTCGCCAAACTCACCATCTGGCACCGTGACCACTTCCGCCAGCCGCAGCTGGGTCAGCACCTGCCTGCCTTCTTGCGTCTCTGTGCGCCAGCCAAGGATCTGCCGCGGTGTGTAGGTCACCCAGTAGGGTCTGCCGCCATTAGACGGTGCATCCACCAATGTGCCAACGTGGCCATAGCGCACCATCTTACGGGCTGCCTCATAGGTCCACACGTTGAGGTCGTTGCCTTGCAGGTCTACGTCAAATAGCTGTTCACGGATGATGTCGGCGGTGTCATCCAGCCGGACCGGTTTGCGGGTGAGCATGCCCGCCAGCATGCGCTCTAGGCGGATGTAGTACGGCGGGCAGACGCTACGGGATAGGCGATTGTCGTAGGACTCATCCAGCTCGCGGGGCTCCTGCGGCAAATAGCGGCGATGCTTCTTGCGCATGCCATAGGTGCCCTGCAGCAGATCTTCAATCAGCAGCCAATGCGGCTCTTGCGCATACCAATTCGTATTTGGGTCGTTGACCTTTGCTACGGTGCGCTGCGCTAGCGGCCGGTCATAGAAGTTGTAACCGCTATACACGAGCGCTAGTTGCTGAGAATGCCATCAGTTTACGGCTTCAGTCATTGATGGGCTGTCTAGTAGAGCCTGATGCCAGTGCTGCGGCCAGCGCCAGCATGCAGCGGGTTGAACTCACGCCACACCAGGTAGCCGAGCGCGTCGTTCATGTGATCGAATCCTGCGTCCTTGTCGGGTTCGCCCTTGTCGCTGTAGCACTGCAGCTCTAGGCATTCGATCACGCGGCGGCAACCCTGCGCCACCTGCAGCCGTACCTGCCCTTTGCCGTTCTCCAGCAGCGCCTGCACGGCTGCTACCCGATCGCGCACTGGCGGGTTGCTGCGTGGTGACTGATTCGACATGCCGTAGGACTCCAGGATCTGGATGTCGGTCTGGCTGGCGTTGGTGCTGCGGCTGCCGCCGCTGGCGTCTGGGTAGACGTAGATCTGCTGCTGCGGGTGCCGCCTGCGGATCTCTTGCGCCAATGCGTCGGTGTCATGCGCACCGGCGATCTCGTCAATCACCAGCAGGCCATTGCCAAGCCGCACGGCGATCACGGCAGACATGTTGCCTACGTTGAAGTCAATGCCAACGCGGATCGGCTCGCGGGTGATGTCCGGCACTGTGGCGGTGACATGCTTTGCCCGGTGGAACCTGTCATACACCTGCCCAGTTGTCAGGTTGACGAACTCGCCGTCGAGGTACGCCCGCAGCAGGCTCGGGTCGTAGTTCGCCTGCAGCCGTTCGATGAAGTCTGGCGGCAGATGCGGATTGTCTGCCGTGCGCATTTTGATTAGCTGCCGGTCTGGGCGCTGCCTTGCCTCGTCGCTGCCGAATGTGTTCCACATCCACCGGAACCCTTCTGGCGTTGATGCCGCGCCAAACTGCCGCACATTGCCCGAGCGCAAGCGGCCGAGGATCTTAGGGAATGCCTTGTTAGCAATGCTTGGCGTTACGGTGTCGATCTCATCAGCCAACACCCAGGCAAGGTTGAGACCGATGATGCGGCTCCAGTTCTCAAAGCTGCGGCAAAGGATCTTGGTGTCACCGCCTGGCAGGTGCAGCATGTACTCCGGCAGCGGTGATGCGCGAAATGTGTACGGGATGTCGTACGCCTCAAGGAACGCCTCAAAGTCCGTCTGCCAAATGTCCCGGATCAGTGGCCCGGTCGGCTCCATCACGCAGCCGATGAAGCCTTGATTGGCCGCGGCCAGCATCACAGCCTTAGCGCATAGCGCCCTGGTCTTGCCAGCGCCATAGCCAGCACTGATGCCAAGGATCTGCGTTGCGGTGTCATCTACAAATGCAAGCTGCCCAGGGTGGAGGTCGCTGCGGATGCGGGTGAGCAGGTCAGCAGTGTCCTCGGGCGTCTGCTGCTGCATGAATGACAGCAGCGGTACTGGTTCGCAAATGCCGCTGACAATGCTCACGACATCTCAAACCGCAATAGCCGAGCTTGCTTCTCTACGGCAGTCATGGCTAGGCCGACTTGGTTGTTCTCGCGTGCAATGCGTTCGTAATCCTGCAGCCGCGCCAATGCGGCCTCTAGCCATTGAGGCCGCTCCAGCTCGGCGTCAAGCGCTATTAACTTACGCGCTTCAGCCAAATAATCACGCACTTGACGTTCGCTTACTCCCCACTTTTCGGAACCGTACTGAACAATTTGATTATGATTCCATGCGCGCAAAAGCAAACCATAAACCTCATTAACCCGGTTTTGGATCTCGTCTTTGGTGCTTTTGCGCGCCATTGTATTACTCCCGGATTTGGACTGGCATCACCAGATAAGTCTGACCGATGACGACGGGCGAGGTTGAGGTGTTGGCTTGAATGGTAATCATAGTGTCAGTGTATCCCTTCAGTCCATCCATAAGGTAATGGACGTTGGCGGCCAGCTGCGGCAGCTTGCCATCACATGCGACCGATTCAGCGCCGCTGCTGGTTTCGGATTCGGCGGTGACTTCAATGGCGCCGGCCTTGACGGTCAGTCGCACGATGTCATTAGGCGAGACGCACGCGATCCGCTCCAGCGCTGCTAGCAGTGCCTCACGGTTGCAGGTGGCCAAGGTCTTGAAGGTGGCAGGGATCAGCTGCTGCACTGATGGGTAGGTGCCATCGAGCGTGCGCGTGATCATGCGCGTGGCAGTGTCCAGCTGGATTGCGACGTGGCCGCCATCCACGGCAAATGACGCAGGGCCCCGCACCTGAGCCATAGCCCGAGCAGGGATCACTACATCCATGTCCGGCGCATTGCAGGCCAGCGTGCGCGATGCGAGCCGGTGGCCATCAGTGGCTTCAATGCGCAGCTCCTTGCCATCGGAGATCAGGTGAACGCCAGTGAGCACCTGCTTCGCTTCATCAGTGCTGGCTGCCACCAGCACCGCAGCCAATGGCGCCGCCAGGTCGATCGCAGCGCCATCAGCAGCCCCCACTGCGGGCAGGCCGGGGAAATCATCCGCAGAAGCCGCCGAGAGGCTGTAGGAGCCGCCTGCAGTGGCCAGTGCGACGCGATCACCGTCAAGGGTCAACGAGACCACGCTGGCGCCATCCAGTCGGCCTGTGATGTCCGCCAGCAGGCGATGCGGCACGACGGTCGCGCCGGCGGTGTCAACCATGGCGTCGATGCTGGTCTGTATGCCGATGCTCAGGTCATAGGCGGTGAGCTGCAGCTTCCCGCCATCAGCGCGGAGCAGTACGCCAGAGAGGATCGGATGGGTCTTGCCATTGCCGACGGCACGCGCCACAGCACGCAGCGCACGGCTGAGGTCGGATTGAGTGCAGGTGATCTTCATTGAGCAGCAGCTTCAGAAAGGGAACAAAGGATGCCATCACAGTCGGCTTGGAACGATGCCACCAGCTCCAGTGGGATGGGGTGCTCATCGTCCTGTGCGTTGTCGCGGATGGCATCGGCATAGGCGCGTGCCAGTGCCAGCGTGTCGTGGAGCCGGTTGATCACCGGCGATTGCTTGGCGGGAATGTCAATGGTGTCCATGGGTCAGCCTTGTGGCCAGCGCAACCCTACTCCGCCGTGATCCATCCTGCAACAAACCTAACAGACCTAACGCATTCCTAACGGGCTCTGTTAGGCGCAAACCCCTTGCCAGCACTGGGTTCTCTCCCTTACCTAACAGACCTAACAGAAAAAGGTATAGATACATATGAGAGAAGACCTTACCTACTGGGTAGGGGGTACTACTCCTCTCTATAAGGGGGTCTTCCGAAAATCCGTTAGGACCGTTAGGTTTGTTAGGAATGAGTGGTGGACTGGGTTTTGGGCCTAACAGGCGCCTAACAGACCTAACAGCTCGATGCTCATTTGCACCGCACGGCTGGTTCCGCCGCCACCTTTGAACCAAACAGCGCCGGTCTTCACCGCACCCGGTAAGCGCGCCAGCACGATCGGCCAGCAGTTGCCCCATGCCGTATCGGCGAGCATGTGAGCGATGGCGTTAGCCGTGTTGCTGACGATCACGCAGCCATCCTCAGCCTTGATGCCATGGCGTCCGAGCACGTTCTGTGCCTCGGTGGGCGTGACATGCGGATCACTGCCGCGGTGCAGGGCCAGCTCCACCAGCTCTGCGATAGTGCGCGTGACGGTGCGGTCACCTTCAACGCGGAGCTGATGCTGCAGGATCGTCTGCAGGCAGCGGCGCTCGTCTGGCACCTCAACAGCCTGGCTGTAGGCAGTCCAGTCGTTCTGCTCAATCAATGCCCATGCCTGCTCGCGGGTCACTACCTCACGCGACTGCAGCGCCCACGCACCGGCCAGCAGGGTGCCGTATTGATCGCCAAGGCGCTGCGAGTCGAATGCCTCGGCCGCGGCCTTGACAAACACCTTGACCGACTGGCGGATGGTGGGGATCAGGGCGATGGTGCGCGCGATCAGGCGCTGACCGACATGCTCCGAGATGAAGCGATCCAGATCGCGATCCAATGCCTCCCAGTGCGCGGCGCGTTCATCCTTGGGTAGCTCGGCTGGGTTGCGGAGCGTGAGCTGGGCAAAGCGGGACTTGTCGGCGCCCTGCTTCAGCGCAGTGGCGATGCTGCTCATCAGGAACATGGAGCGGATGGTGTATCGCTGCGTGTCACCTTCTGGCGAGCCCTTGAGGGTATGCGCGCGACTCTCACTGCTGGCGACACGCGCGAGGCCGAGCACTGCCTGCATCCGCTGCTGATCGTTGCGCTCATTGCTTTCGGCTTCATCGAAGACCACCGGCAGCGCATCAGCGCGCAGGGCCTGCCGGATGCCGGGCTCGGTGGTGTTGCCGGCCACGATGAGGCCCATGTCGCCCAGCAGTGGGGTGACATAGCGGCCGAGCACTTCGGACTTACCGGAGCCGGATCCTGCGGTCAGCCAGGCATGTGGCCGCCAGTCGAGCGCGCCGCAGATGGGTGCAAGCGTGACCCATCCGGCCAGCAGCATCCCGGATGCTGGCACCTCCCACAGGAAGCGCTCAGCAAGGTCCAGCACCTGGAATGCGGCGTCGTCATCCAATGGCTGCGCGCCTGATGGCCCCTGCAAGCGGCTGAGGCGCTGGTAGACGTAGCTGCTGCCGGTGATGCCATCGCATACGGTGCGGCTGCTGCCATCGACGATCAGCTGATCACCGAGATGCAGCACTGATCGACCGCCGTCCCACCATGCGCCACGGCCGCGGATGCGATCGGGCGAGTAGACACCAGCCGCGGCCTGCTGGGTGAACATGCTGCTGGCGGCTGCAGTCCAGTTGACGCCTGTCTTGCTGGGATAAAGCGTCTCCCAATACGACAGCGGCGCCAGCGCGCATAGGTTGGTGCCGGTGTGACTGCTGCGCGATAGGCGGCAGACCTGGCCAGTGCTGGCGGGTTGGTAGTAGTAGCCATCACCGTCAAAGCCAAGGCAAGCAAAGTGCTCACCAGCTGCTGGCAGTGGCTCGGGATCTGGCTGCGCTATCGGATCAGGCGGCTCAGGCGCGGCGGTTGGCGCCTCGATTGGCGGTGAGCGGTGGGCCTTGAGGTAGGCAGCAGCTTCGGCTGACGTCCATGTGGCATCGGCAAGATCCCAGCCATCGGCAACGCCATCTGGTGTGGTGACGATGCGCACCTGCGCCACGCCGATCGACAGCAGGCGCCCGGCCAGCTTGACCATCGCTTGACGGCCAACGTCATCAGCATCAGGCCATAGCGTGCAGCGCCGCCCGGCTAGCGGCGTCCAGTCGGCCTTGTCGATGGCTTTACAGCCTGATGGCCAGGTGGCGACTGCAGCCGATGGGAACAGGCGTGCAGCGGCGTCGGCGGTCTTTTCACCTTCAACGATGAGCACCGGCGCATCAGCGGCCCGCCGCGCCCAATACAGCGGCCTTGGTGCTTGCGGTGCTTTCCAGCGCCAGCCGGTGCCGTCGTACCAGAGTGGTCTGATCTTCTTGCCGGGGAAGCGGCAGACGATGAAGGTGCTGCTGTAATGCCATACCTGCTCAGCGCCGGCAGTCGGCGCATCCGGCACTACCGATAGGTGCTGCTCAATGCGCTGGCACGCTTCGGCATACGGCCAGCCGGTGATGCGGGTCAGCAGGTCCATGCCATTGCCACCACCGCCGGCGCCATCCTTCCCGCCGCACTGGTTGCAGAACCAGGAGCCGGTGCCGTCCTTGTCGTCGAAGCGGTAGCGATCACTGCCGCCACAGCAGGGACAGGGCTGGTGCTTGTCGGTCAGCTGGTCAGCCGTAAGCCCAGCAAGCGCCGCCAGCAGGTCCGGCCACCTGCCGCGCGTGAGGTCTTGGATGGTCATTGCTTAAGCGCCCGCTCCAGTAGCACGCGGATCGCTGTTGCACGCGACATGGCATCACCACGCCAGGCATCCAACCGCCGCAACAGCTCAGGCGTCAGGCGCACGGGTGTGGGATGGGCAAGACGCATCAGCTGGCGGTGGGGGCTTGCGGACTGTAGCCGCCACTGCTACGGTCAGCAAGCCTGCATGGTGCCATGTCTTACAGCGACTTTTTAAAACAAAAGCAACACACCGGCGCTGATCATGGCTTCGAGCCAGTGTTCATGCCGCCGCAGCTCTTTGACTTCCAGCAGGCCCTCGTGCAGTGGGCCGTGCGCAAGGGCCGTGCCGCGATCTTCGCGGACTGCGGCTTAGGCAAGACCGCCATGCAGCTCACATGGGCTGAGAACGTGGCCCGTCACACCGGTCGCCCGGTGCTGATCCTGACCCCGCTGGCGGTCGCTGCACAGACCATCCGCGAGGGTGAGAAGTTCGGCATTGAGTGCCACCGCTCCAGCGATGGCAGCGTGCCGGGGCGGATTGTGATCACGAATTATGAGCGGCTGTCGGCATTCAATCCTGTCGACTTCGCTGGTGTCGTCTGCGACGAGTCCAGCATCCTTAAGGGCTTCGACGGCGCACGCCGGCAGGAGATCACGATCTTCATGCGCAAGATGCCCTACCGGCTGCTGGCCACTGCCACGGCCGCGCCGAACGACTACATCGAACTGGGCACCAGCAGCGAGGCCCTCGGCTACATGGGACACATGGACATGTTGGCCAAGTTCTTCAAGAACGACCAGAACAACTGCGCAACCCGCCGTCTGCATGGGGAGGCGCCGAAGTGGCGCTTCAAGGGCCACGCTGAGCTGCCGTTCTGGCGCTGGGTTGCCAGCTGGGCTAGGGCCTGCCGCAAGCCTTCGGACCTTGGCTTTGACGATGGCCGTTTCATCCTGCCAGAGCTACGCGAGCGCGATCACCTGATCGACGTATCCGCTCCACCCGAGGGAATGCTGTTCGCCATCCCCG